GTTTCAGACACTCGATTCGCTCAAATTTTAGGGGGTTCCCCCTATACAACTATCATTTTGTCAATATTTGTATATTGCTCCCGTATCGACTACCTCTAACCACTGCTTCATAACCTGTTCTGTAACTGATTCCATAAGCAGCCGCATATTGTTTGATTGACTGATAATAAATCTTACTGCCGTCTGGTAACGTTTCAATCACTTGTGTGGCTTTCCCGGATGGAATCTTTTTCGCATGTTTGTCGAACTTAAAAGACAGACCTCTGCTAACATATTCAGAATAGAGCCTGAAAACATATCCTTCTGAAGTTGCATGTCCGGAGTATAGTGATCGTCTCACTTTCTTGCAGCTTATTCTATTTTGTTTAGCTGCATCTTTCACTGTGTAATATTCTCCTATAATTTCTTCGTTATTGTCTACTTTTAGTATGTAATCCATGCCTGAAATTACCGACTCAATATTAGTGCCACTCTTAATCAAATCATTATATTTTTCCTCAAGCATCCAATAGTATCCATACATACGTTTTGTTTTGCTATGCACTGCGCTTTCTACCCCTTTACCATACACCAGCTTAGCTACACGAAGAGACATAGAACTGATTAACTCATGGTTATATTTTATTTGTAAAACTTTTGGGGACGTATCCTCTTCCTGTGCTATTCTTAGTTCTTCTCTACTTTTTCTATGCTCGACTGGTAATCTGTTCAAATAATCTTCTCTGTGAAATAAATAATATTTACCCGATATTTTTATATATCTTTTTCCATACTTACTTACCTGACCGGATGATCCGATCCACTCCCTTGCTTCCTTCACTTTTTCGAATTGTTTCAGTTTATTGAAGTTCAAATCGGTTATCACACACGACTTTCCGAAGTACTCACAGTTATTCAGTCCTCCGCTCGCAACGTTGTAAAGTGCCTCTCCTTTATCTAGATACTCGTCTATTACCTCGCTTTCTCTCCTGTTCAGTTCATCTACACTGCCGCACTTATCGATGACGGACACCTCAAAGAATTTATATTTTCTCATTGCCCTGCATTTTAATACATTCCACTGTCTCCCGTCTATGGTTGCATCGCTGCAGTGCTGTCTCATCCTTATTTGAAGCGATTGTACAGTCTGGCCTATGTATTTCTTATTGTTTGGAAAGGCTAACATGTATATCACATTGGTCTCTTCCGGATTGCATTTATACTTGCACGTAATTCCGTTATATATTTTTTCCATTGAATCTTTTTATAATTAACCACAAAAAACGATATCACTTCCTATCTCCTGCATGTTCCTCCGCATGGCACCAATCACACAGGCTCATGAGGTTATCGAAGTCAAGCGCAAGCCGAAGTCGTTCGACAGGATCATCGGTAGACATGAATGATATCACATGGTGCACGTCATCCGCCGGAGTTACCTTGCCTTTTCTCTCGCATTTCTCGCACAGCGGATTACAAACCATCTTCCACGCCCTGAGATCACGCCAGCGCTGCGAGTTGTAGATCTTCATCCTCTCGCGCCGCTGACGGTCCAGATCCCTGGAACTACTGTTCTTCTTCGGCCTGTATATCGTTGGCATTGCATGACCTCCTTTCCGCTTTCGCACTCTTGACAGCACGGTAGTAAAGCTGCCTGAACTCCCTGTTGAACGCATCGAGAACCTGGTTGTCCGGGGCATCCCGCAGGGCAGGATCTCTTACCACGTGCTCGAACGTGTCGAGTAGTATATCCTCCTTAGATATGCCTCGATAACAGACCCTGCTTTCGGTCAGGTTATTCACCAGTCCGTCCCAGTTATCCCTAAGTATAATCATTATACGCCTGCTTGCTTTCAGTCTCAGCTTGCGCGAGTTGGTGAACTTTCCCGGATAGCTTCCAGTTTCCATTTTCATCCTGTAGTTGGTTTATTGAATTTTTAAGCAATACGCGGATTATCTCCGATCTGCTCACACCCAGCATCTCTGACAGCTCCTGGACTTGCATGTCCGTATCAAGCCCTATCCTGACAGGGCAATACACTTTCTTCATGTTATTTTATATTTGTCTATCAGGGCTTTGGTTGCCTGCATCAGCGCCTCCTGCCCCGTATTCTTGTTCTCTATCGCCTGTATTACCCGCTGGTCGTGCGTGTTGTGTGCCACCAGCCGGAAGATCATCACGGGCCTGGTCTGTCCTTGCCTGTGAAGTCTCGCATTCGCCTGCAGGTACAGCTCGAGGCTCCAGGGGGTGGAGAACCAAACGATGTTATTGCCCCCGCGCTGGAGATTCAAACCATGTCCGGCACTGGCGGGGTGGGCGAGAAGGACCTCGATCTCTCCCTTGTTCCAGTCCTCGATGTCTTGACCGGTGTCAAGCTGCCGGGGGTTGTATGCCTTCAGTCTCTTCATCATCCTGCTCAATTCATGCTTGTAATTGTAGAAGATTAGCACGGGACTGTTCGCCGCCTCGACGATCTCCTCCAGCATATCCAGCTTCTCGTCGTGGACGTGATGGACGTTCCGGTCACCGTCATAGACGGCACCGCTGGGGTACTGCAGCAGCTTGTTAGTCAGTGCCGCGGCGTTCACCGCCGTTATCTCCGTGTCCTGCAGCTGCAGTACCTGCTCCTTCTCGAATTCGTCGTACTTCCGCTGCGCTTCCGCGGACAGGTGCACCGGGATATCACGGACGATCTTGTCCGGGAGCTCGAGATAATCCTCCGCCTTCATCGAGATGCAGATATCCGAGATTTTGTCGTAAATCTCCTGCTCGCTGCCGGTGTTGGCCTTGTACTCGTACACCACGTACCCGTTTGATCTTCCCGGTCTGAAGTACTTGTTCCTGTAGCTTCCGATGGACCTTCCAAGCCGTTCGCCCATGTCAAGCAGGTACAGCTGGCTCCAGAGGTCGATCAAACCGTTCGGTGATGGCGTTCCGGTCAGCCCGACGACGCGCTTAACCTTCGTCCGCACCATCCTCAGCGCCTTGAATCGCTGGGAGGCGTGGTTCTTGAAGCTGGACAGCTCGTCGATCACGACCATGTCGAAGGGAAAGGCGGATCCGTACATAGACACCAGCCATGCCACGTTCTCCCGGTTGATCACGTAGATGTCGGCGGCGCGGTGAAGCGCTTCCTTCCGCTGCTTCTCCGTGCCCAGTACCAGGGAGAGTCTGAGATGCTTCACGTGTTCCCAGTTTTTCACTTCGTTCATCCAGGTGTCCTCCGCGACACGCTTCGGTGCAATAACAAGTACCTTGCCGATCTCGTAGCTGTCGTACATCAGCCCGTCTATCGCGGTCAGCGTGGTGATCGTCTTGCCGAGTCCGAGGTCTAAAAACAAAGCACATCCGGGGTGGTCGAAAATATGTTGGATCGCCTGCTTTTGGTAGTTATGCAGGTTCTTTTCGCTCAACATTCCAGTTCCTCCAGAAATTTCTGTAGTCCTGCCTCGTCGTCGATCACGTCGACCCGAAATCCCAGACCCCTGAGTTCCTGGTGAACTATCTTCTGCCTCGGCGTCGGCTTCTTCCCAGTCGTCTTGATCTCCGCGAACCGGATCCTCCCACCGGGCATCAGGATCATGCGGTCGGGCAAACCCGTGTAATATTGCGACTGCAGTTTTATGGCAATTCCTCCCAGCTTTCCAATTTCGACTCTCAATTTTTTCTCTATCTGCTTTTCGCCCATTTTCTTAAAATTTGTGAACCTTAAAATTAATGTTACCTTGTTACCCCAAGTAGGTCTCTTATATGCGTAATACGCGTTTAGCATGTATTTAGCATATGCGTTTATATATATACCTATGCTAATTGCATTATTTTAGTTTATATACCATTTTTGGGGTAACAGGGTAACATTTGTATTTAAAGTATTATAAATCAGTAAAATAAGTGTTACCTCACAGGGGTAACATTGGGGTAACAGGAGTAACAACTTTTTTTAAAATGTTACCGCGTGTTACCCCTCTCGGGTAACATTATTTTTTTCATTTTTTAACGAATCCCTTAATGATTCTCACCCCTCTACGATGTACCTTATACTCCCAGTCTTTCTTCCGGTCCATTATTTTCTTGATCCGGTTCTGGCTCGCGTAGTCGATCGGCTTCCTCTCGCCGAACGCCCCCTCCCAGATCTCCCGGATCGTCACGCTGTCCCGGAGAACCGCGTTCTCGTCGTCCACGTCTTCGAAAAAGTCCGTCGCCGATGGAGGCAGGGTTTCCCAGTTCGCAGGCACCGGCCGGCCCAGGAACTCGTCGATATCGTCCTCCCAGGCGTCGATCTCCATGTGATCCCGTTGCTTCTGCCTTGCGATCTTCTCAAGCCTGTCGGACAGGTACGGACGCGCTCCGGCCTCGTAGTAGTGCTTTGCTTCCGCCCAGACCTGGTCCAGTTCCTCCTCCGTGTATTCCTCCCAGTCCCGGATCCTTCTCTCCTTGTTGACTTCACAAGGCCAGAACCTGCGATCCCCGCCGATCCCTTGCAGGAAGTTAAGATTGTTGCCCGAACCGAAGAAGATACACTGCCTTGGCTGGTCCTGCGGATAACGGTCGTATGCCGCGCGGTAGAAGTCGGAACGCTTTGACAGGAAGTTCTTCGCCTCGTCGGTGCCGCTCTTGCGAAGTCCAACGAGCTCGGCGATCTCCACGATCCACTTGCCCCGGATGTTCTCATATGCCTCCTTACCCGTGATCGGGCAGCTGTCGACGAACCATCGTGTATCCCTGGAGAGCCGGTCCAACAGTTTGCTCTTGCCGATCCCCTCCTCGCCGATGAAGACCATCGTGTAGTCCATGTAGGATCCGGGCTCCATCACGCGCTGCACTCCGGCCACGAACATGGCCTTCGTGACGGCTCTCGAGTACTCGCTGTCCTCTATGCCCAATGCGTCGATGAACAGCGTTTCCAGCCTCTTCTCGCCGTCCCAGGCAAGGGCGTTCAGGTAGTCCCGGATAGGGTGGAATGAATGCTTCGCGCTCACCGACTTGAACACGTCCGTGATGAGATCCTTTCCCTTGATGCCGTACCGCTTTCCGCTGAGGTACAGCCTCAGCTCCGCGTCGTCCGTGTCGTTCCAGAACGGATCTTTGTCCTCCTTCTTGCGCCAGAACGGCCGGCGAAATATGGCGATGCGCTTCGAGAGCAGGTCGTTGCCGAATATCCCCTTCAGGTTCGGATCGTTCTCCATGATCAGGCGCACGTTCTCCGGGGTGGAGAGCAGCACTCCCTTGCGGTCGTACTCCAGCTTCTCCGCCCATTCCCCGGCTTCCACTTCCTCCGCGTCCTCTTCTGCAAAGTCCTCGAGCGCCGACTGCATCTTCTCCTCGAACACCTGCTTTCTAACCCTCTCGTCCGTGGCCGCGAAGTCCATCATCGCCTGGAAGGATGGCAGCTTCGTGATGTTCGTGCGCGGATCCGCGTCGTCGTCCTTCAGGCCGAACAGGTGGATCCTGACCAGGTCGAAGGCGTTGCACAGCTTCCCGGATGCCGGGTCGGTGCCGTGGTGGGAAAATGCCCACTTGTCCTCGTAGGTGACAAGTCCTCCGACCGTGCTGCCGTGCCTGTACGAGTACCTGTTGTCTTCATTGTCGCACTTCTCGTAATAGTCGGGCAGGAGGGACCCGATCGCCTCGTGGATGTCGTAGGAGCGGCAAAACGCCCCGACGATGCCGGTCTTCGCCGTCGGATCCTCCGCTTTTTTGATCTCGCGTGAGATCACATGCAATACCCGGGAGCTGACCGGCCAGCCGGACGAGTCCCGCCAGTCGGCGTACTCCGCCAGCACGGTATCGGGGTCGAGCCACTCGCCGTCCTGATGCTCGAACACGAACTCGGCATCCTTCGCGGTGGAAGGCCAGTACATCAGCCGCTCCGCCTCGAACGTCGTGTCGTCGAAGTCGTCGATGCCTACGGCACCGGCAACGCGTCTGCCGATCGCCTCGTATTCGTCACGCTGCACGGGGCGGGAGAGAGGAATTACAAGCCTCAGCCTGTTCTTCTCCGGGGTGTGCTTGTGTGTCGAGTACACGCACGCCGCGCAGTCGTACATCAGCGTGAATGTGTCCCACAGGCCGCCCTTCGAGAAGTCGGCATCGAGGGAGAGGATGGACCGCTCCAGCACGTTTCCGGCCTTGCGTCTTCCACCCGCCAGCGTTCCGCCCACGAAGCCTCCCACGTCCTTGATCTCGTCCTGCCGCGTCTTGCCCGCCTTCATGTACTCCGCGAACGTCTCGTGCGTCCGCGTGGTCTTCGAGAGCTTGCCCAGCAGCTCCGACCACAGCACCTCCCTGTTCTTCCAGTGAATTTCCTTCCTCGACGCCCCCGTGGAGATAGGGAGGCTTCCGTCATGTGTTATCTTCATCCCGTTCCTCGAATTTGAGCCACACGATTGCGGCTCCGTGTCTTTTCCTTATCTTTTCCCTGAATCCGGCCAGATCGCAGACGATGGCCGTGAAATGTATGTTCCTGCGTCTGCCGCTCTCGAAGTAGAGGGTAGCGCCGGTGACCGTGTATACTTTAGTCATTTTTATCCCAGTTTGTCAATTATCATTTTCTCCCTCTCGGACAACTCCCAGATTATTACATTTTCCTTTTCCGCCGCTGCCTTTTCCGCCGCTGCCTTTTCCGCCGCTGCCTTTTCCGCCGCTGCCTTTTCCGCCGCTGCCTTTTCCGATAGCAGAAATCCGGCCCCGAAAATTGCCTTTTTGTGCGATCTCTGAGAATCCAGACTCCTGCAGAAAGCCGTATCCCTCCTGTCGACTTTGAAGGGTATGCCTTTGGCCGTCAATGCCCAAACCGAGGAGACGGTTAACACGTTGTTCGGATACTCATATTTTGGGAGGTTGCTCTTTTTCGATTCCCTGATAGACTTCAGTTTGATGTACAGATCCGGGGAACTAACAACCTTAAGAGAACCCAGCATATTAGTCGCAAAAGAGGTTTTAACAATAGCGCCATTCTCATATTCGATGTCCGCCCCGCACACGATTGCAGTGTAGTCTTGGTATCCGGAGCCGAACAAAGTAAGATGAGGCCCGAACAGAAAAAAATCAATGAACCTATCGAGATAGAAACCTATGATCTTCGAAAAAATGGAAAAGGGAGGGTTATCAATCACGACACAGCCTGCCGGATACTCGAAGTTTTCATAGTCTCCGCCGGGATAAAACGGCCGTACTATTTTCCGGTCCTCTATATCGCATATATTGCGAACATAATCTATAATTATGCCGTACACCTCCTCCGGAGTGTAACAGTCGTCTGTTGTTTTCTTGGGTTTGAACTTCTCTACAAAACCATCGTAATCTTCTAATTTTGATACCTTCTTTGCCTTCATACCCCCGTCTTGAGATTGTTGTCCGTAATTATTCTCCAGAACTTTTCACCGTTCAGCTCGACCGGGTAAGCGCTGATCATGAACGTCGCCCTCGTCTCCAGCATGTCGATATCCGAGAATATCTCCCGGACCATTCCGGCGCTGTTGACATTCAGCTGCTTCGATCGCCCGTTCCGCCACACCCTGAAGCCGTCGCCCTTCGTGACGTGGACATGCCATTCGTGCGGCCTGTCCTCATCCCGGCAGAATTCGATCCTTCCTTCCTTTTCAAGACCGATCATTTCGGTCGCCTGCGCCGAGAACGATATCACCCCGTTAAGGGCCATTTTTACGAACGCCTCTCCTCTTTTCTGCTTCCCGACCGTGTCGGGAGTGTATTTTTTAAGTCTCATATCAATTCTTGTTTATTAGTTTTACACCTAAAACGAGCAACCCAAACAGCGTGACAGCTATCGACACGCTTAAAATCGCCGTTTTCCACCCGAACTCGGCAACGCCCAGCATGACTACTGCCAGCCCGACCAAAATCAGCAGGGAATAACCTATACTATTTTTAAGTCTCATATATCGTATGTTTTAATGATTTTTTGAATTATCGCTATTTCCAAGGATGGTACTCTCGGCATACTCCTTCGGCATAACGTACAGTTCGCCGGTGTATCGTACCTGGTCTGTTGATCTGTGTTCGCGCCAGTAGACAATTCTTTCAAGCTGCTCGGATATCTGTTTGAGTATCACATCTCTTGAATACCCGACCGAATTCATGGCCTCCGATCTATGCGTAAGATACGCGCCGCCCACCCTGATCGGGGTGAACCTGTCTTCCTTTATTTTAACAGGACCTCCCGCTTTCAGGGCCTTTTTTCGCAGCATGTCCCTGCCTATATCGTCGATTATCTTTTCGGCTTTTTCAAGAGCCTTCAGATAGCCTGCACGGTACCCGACAGAAATCAATATCGGTGTGTAGACAACCACCGCAATAAGTACCAGTATAATGCTAGTCGTATTCATATTCCTGCCTCCTTGATTCTGTGAAGGATCTCCGTGTAGCCGGCCAGATCCACCAGGTTGTCTCTCTTGTGCTTGAAGTTCTCACGCGCCAGTTTCACCGCCATCAGTACGACGGCGCAATCCTCAGCGGTCAGCTCCTTTTTCCGGATCGCGGAGGCAATGGCGGCAATGTGCTTGAAGTTCTCCACAGGGTCGCTGTAGTCGGCCTGTCTATCCCCGTTCACGATCCTGTCAGCCTCTCGCAGGATGTTTTCTCGCGCTGGTATGACTATATCGGCAGTCGACGAATACGCCGATGTCACTGTCCCGTCGAAGTCCTTCGGCCACGGTTCGACCCAGTCCGGATGTAGCACGTACAGGGACTCCCTGACGGTGAGATATTCGTCCGTGACGATCTCAATTGTTAATTGCTTGCCTGCCAAATGCTCCATCTCTCTGAGAACTGCTAATTCACCCAAGGACTTACCGTTAATCTGCCTTTTTTTAAGGCCTTTTTTAAGCCTTACTTTATCCCCGGGTTTGAATTTCGGGAACCATTTGTTTTCCTTGTCCTGTAAGCTCATAGCTGTTTATATTTTATTGAGATTTACAATTTCAGGATCTTCTTTTTCCCGGATCAGAATAACCTTATCGATATCTTGCCTGGTACGTCCGTATTCGCTCGATTCAAGGTGGACTATCTGATTCTCGAAGTCTATTGATATCACCTTGTGAGCGGATTTTGTTTCAAGGTCTATTGCTATCATAATGAAATATGGTTTTTGATGAAATCCTCGATCTTCCACATTTGGGAAGATTCAAATAATCTACGCCTTAGAGTTCTCCATGAGCCATCAGGCCGACGTTCTTCATATTCGAGAAACAATGCATACTGCGGAGGGCGTAGCGTTCTGTCTATTTTAAGCACATATTCGTCAAAATTGTGCTCAGCCCTGAGAACTTCTATGTATTTGTCGCTCTCACGATCAGAAGTTGCGAAGACAATGCCTCCAATGTTTTGTATCATAATTTTTTAATCTTTTTTGTAGTATTCAGTTTCGTATCCGTCAGCCCGGAGCAGCAGCCCCGGCGCCCAGCTGATGGGCTCACCCATGATCCGGCAAGCCTCGTCCATCGTCTTGCCGTCATACGGCTCCTCGATTACCACCTCGTCATGCACGTGCATGACGATCTTGAATCCTTCCTCCGCAAGCCGGAGCATCGAGTGCGCCAGGCAGTCGCGGGCGATCGCCTGCACAATGTTTTCCACCAATTTTCCTCCGTATGTCTCCTGCTTCTCCCACTTACGGGTTGTCTGGTTGATGCCCCAGTACGTGATCGAGTCTCCGCCAAAGCGGTTCCTCCCGATGCCCGGTGTAGCGTAGCACAGGCTCCGGCCCGATGGCAGGGTGATCCACATCAGTCCCTTGTCCCACTTGAACCGGCAGCCCCTTACCTCCACGGTGCGGCCGATGTTGCCTATCACGGCCATTGCCGCCTCCTGTATGTCGTACCACAGGCGGACAATGTTCGGGTTTGCCAGCCTCCAGCTGTCCACGATCTCCTGCATCTCCGGCTCCGACAGCCCCATCCGCTCGCCACCCATGGTCTTGAGCGCACCGACACCGCCTTGATAGCCGAGTGCCAGCTCCGCGATCTTCCCCTTCTGGCGAAGCGGGCTGCCCTTGTCTATGCTGTCGAGGGGCACCTTGAACATTTGCGACGCCGAGGCCTCGTAGATCTTGCCGTGACTCGCGAACACGTCGAGCCTCCACTTCTCCCCGGCAAGCCACGCCGTCACACGGGCCTCTATGGCCGAGAAGTCGGCGACGATGAAGCGATGCCCCTCCGGTGCGACGAACGCCGTCCTGATGAGCTGCGAGAGCGTGTCTGGCACGTTGCCGTAGAGCATCTCCACCAGCTCGCGGTCTCCCTCTATGACCGTCTCGCGTGCAAGGTCGAGGTCGGGCAGGTGGTTCTGCGGAAGGTTCTGAATCTGTACATTTCTTCCGCTCCATCGCCCTGTTCTCGAGGCGCCATAAAACTGCAGCAGCCCCCGCACCCGTCCATCCGCACAGACGGCGTCCAGCATGGCCTGGTACTTCTTAGTCGATGTCTTCGACATCTCCTGTCTTAGCTCCAGCACCCGGGTAACTTCTTCGGAATCCGAGTTCTCCAGCATCCCGGGGATGTCGGTCTTGTTGAGGGATATCACCTCTTCGCCCGTCTGCTCCGTCAGCCACTCCTTGAGCTGCGCGGGGGAATTCGGGTTGTCCAGTCCGGTGAGCTCCGTCGCCTCCGCCGTGAGGATCTCCTTGTGATCGTCGTCCATGCGGATGGCGTTCTCCACCATCCGCCGGTCGATCAGCACGCCGGTGCCGATGATCCGCTGGTCCAGCAGCCACAGCTCCCGCTCCTTCCGCGGGATGGTAAACCATTTCTCCTTATTGCGAATCGCCCGCTCCGTCTCCACGTCCTGCTTGCAGTACTCCTTGAACAGCGCCCACTTGTCGGGGTCGTGGTGCGGCAGGTTTCGCGTTCTCATGCCGTTCGACTTCGTCGGCTTGCACGGCATGGAGAAGTAGCGTATGAGCGCCCGTCCCGCCGCCATCTTCTGCTGCTCGAGGTTCAATGCCCTGGCCACGCCGTCGAGGCTCATGGGAAGCCCCAGCATGGCGCTCTTGACCATCGTGCACTCCCACTGATCCGCGGGCAGGGTGGAGATTTTCCAGTCCCACCCTCTCTCCGGGGCAGGACCTTTCAGCATCGGAGAAGCTATTTTTTTCAGTGCTTCCCGAAGACAGGTGATTTCAAAGTTGGCGTTGAATGCCGTCTTCAGCACGGTAGGGTTGATCAGGTCGGAGTAGACGTCCGGTGGAAAGGTTTCACCGCTCGCAAGGTCGATGATCTCTACCGGCCCGTCGTCGTAGGCATACGCAAACAGCAGGATCTCGAAGTCTTCCGCCTCGGCGTACTTGTAGACGCCCGTTTTTGTCAGGTCTTCACTGCTGTATGTCTCAATGTCGATTGATAGGGTTTTCATTTCAGCCCCTCCATCTTTTCGCCTATCACCGCGAGGATCTCCCGCTGCGAGGTGTGGTAGTTAAGCTCCAGAATCTCGCACAAATACCGCTTGAAGTCGCTGGCGTTCATCTTCCACACTTCCGGCTGTTCCCTGATATCGAGGTCTTTCACGAATTCACGCTTCATGTCATCGTCGATATAGTCGTCCGTGAGAAAACGTTCCTCCACTTCCTCCTCAACAGCAGGGTCGCGTTGTATCAGGTCGATCAGGATGTCCGCGGGGATCATCAGGCGCTCCCCGTCCTCGTCGTCCCAGTCGAGGTACTTCTTGTAATCCGGAATCTCCAGTTCCGGGATTGATCTGTTCTGTCTCTTATTCATACCAGGCCTTGTTAGTTGATGAAACTTCGGGTTTGTAGTTCAATGCCTCCTCGATGGTGAACATCGGTCTTGTTTGCAGTTCAGGATCCATGGGCACCCAGACAGGCGAGATCAGCACCTTGGATTCGGAGTATAGCGACTCGATCATCATGCCCCGATATGTTTCGGAGCTGACCCGTATCGTGAACTCCTCCTTCAGCAGGTCGAACAGCTGGAACGCGGCGTGCAGCCCCGAGGCTTGGAATGTTATAAGTATCGGGTCTCCGCTTACGTTCTCTCCGGTTATCCCGAGGTCGATGACCGCCTTGTTCTTTCCTTTTCCGAGCCTGTATACCTTTTTCACCGCGGCTCTCAGATCGTCGATTCTGTCCGTGAAGGATATGTCGTCCGTGCGCTTGCCCGGGATCACGCTCTCGTATCTTATATTGTTGCCCGGTTCCGGATCCCCGTTCCTCCGGTACGCCTTGCCCTCACGTTCTTCCGGGTAGCCGCACCCCACCACGGCAAGGATGTGCCCGTCGGAGGCATATATCTTACCGTTCTCGTGCTTCACCGACTTGAGAGCCTCGTTAATCTGCTTTTCCGGCGCAAAGTCCTTGTACAGCAGGTTGTATAATTTTTTTAAGTCCATTGTTGTTGAAAGGTTATGCAGGCCGGGTGTCACACCGGCCTGCGGGTTGATTACTGAAAAAGGTCGTCCTCTTCCTCGAAGTAGTCCGCGAAATCGTTCTCCGCGCTCTGTCTGCCGCCAAGAGGCTCGCCGTCCTCGAGTTTAAGGAGGTTGTTAAGCCCTGCCGCAACACCCCTGTTGCCGCTGGCGTCGAACGGGTAGAAGTTGATAGAAGCTCTGCCGTAGCAGCCGGAGTACAGCTCCTCCTCGTCGGTGATCTGCTGACGGTTCTTGCCTATCAGCCCGGGCTTGGTTCTTGCCGAGGCGTTGATGAACATGCAGCCTGCGTAGGCTTCGTCGTCCCTCTCCTCGTCGCCGTCACGTAACGGTGTTTTCAGCCCCTTGGGGATCTTGCCGCCCCATTTGGCCTTGCCCATCTCCATCGCGGCTCTAATTGCCGCCTCGCACTTGGTGATTGTCTCCGTGTCGGTCTTGGGGATAATCAGCGAAACGCTGTACTTCTCGTCCGAGCTGTCGTTGATCGCCTTCGGTCTGAAGACGTTGAGGTAGGAAAATCTTACTTTTCCCGTGACCACCTTCGTGGCCTGCATCTGATTTTGATCTGTTGCCATTTTGTAATTGAAATTTTTAAAGGGTTATTAACTGAATTGTTTTCTCTCCATCGCCACGTAGCGCACGTTGCCGTGACGGTCGAATGTCTTCACCGCGGGCATGTATGTGCGCTTGCTCAGGGTCTTCGTGACCGGATCCTCCACGATCTGTGAAGCGAGATAGACCAGATCCCCGCGCTTTTTTCTCCTTCTCTCCCGAAGCGTCTGTTCCCGCCTGAGTCTCCTGTATTCGGAGAAACTCATGTTCTCCGGTCTTTCCGTAATCATAGTGTTCATATGTCCTTGAAATCGTTGATTGCTGATTCTGTTGAATTCCACTCCGGGCGCTTGTCCGTAGCGGGTACGAGGGTAGGCTTGCCCTGAGGCTTCACGACGAGGTCGGACAGCAGCGCGCCGAACGTCTTCTTCGTGATCGCCTGCTCCATCTTCGTGATGCCGAGTAGCTTGCGTTCGTAGATGATCGCCTCCGGTATGCCGTTTGCGACGAGTTTTTTCACAACCTCGTCCTGATCCCTGTACATCCTGACGCTGCGGCCCTCCACAAGCTTGTAGCCGGGCCACTTCTTCCCGTTGTCGACGGCTTCGGCGAGGGCGTACTCCTCCACCTTGCCGAGCCAGTTCTTCAGGTCTGCGGAGCGGTCGAGCACGTCGGATATCTCCGCATCGGTGAGCAGATCCGCCGCCCTGAATTCGTACTTCGCGATCTCCAGCTGCTTCCCGGCATATGCCCGGCATCGTACTTTCGCCTTGCAGAACAGGCAGTGGTCGCCCGGCACCAGATCGCCCTCTCCGGCATAGGCCATGGCCGCCCGGGGTTTCAGCTCCTTCTCCGCCCAGTCGAGCAGGTCGATGACGTTCATGGTGAAGTCGCTCACGTTGTCCGTGCGCGGCTGGTAGATAGTCATGCGTACCATGTCGATGTCGTAGAAGATGGAGGCCTCGCGGATGGCACCCAGCGCGTAGAGCATCATCTGTTTGTTGTCGGTTGCCGACACCATCACGCCCTTGCCGTATTTCAGGTCGATGATCCGGAGTGTCCTGTCCGCGATGATCTGCGCGTCCCCGGTACCGAAGCCGTCCTCAACCCACTCCCTGAGATCCAGCTTCGTCTCGAGCAGCAGCTCCGCGTCCGGGGTGATCTTCTTCGCCTCCTCCCACTGCGATAGCACGAAGTCCCGGTACCCTTCCATCAGCCCCTGCATCTCGGGACTGTAATAGTCACTCTCCGCGATCTTCTTCAACTCGCTGTTGTACTTGCGGGTCGTGATCTCTCCCTTCGCCTGCCTGAGCAGCAACTCGCCCAGCGCGTGCGCCAGCGTGCCCTCCGCGGCCGCGTCTCCCGCCCTGTCGGGGAACATCTCCTCCATCCTCGCGGACGGCGTGCATGCGAGCCACCGTGCCGCGGAGGATGGTGATAGTAATGCGTGCGCTGCCATTACGCAGTAAGTGCTTGCATGAATTCTCCGTACCTGTCCTCCGCAATCGTGGAGATGCTGGACGCACCCACATGGTCGAGGCATTCACGCAGGAAGACGTTGCCCTTCACGGCGGCCACCTCCTTGGCTTTCGCCCGGATGGTCGTGATGGAGTAGGAGGGTGCCGGCTTCTTTTCGGCCGCAGGCTCCGGAGCTGCCGGAGCTTCCGTCTGTTTCACCGCTTTTTCTGCGTTCACCGGTGCGGGCCTGACTGCCTTCTCCGGTTCGGATCTCTTGTAGTACTGTACGGGAGGATCCACTGTCGTCGCGGGTTGTGGTTCCGGTTGTTTCGGCCCCAGAACTCCGGCCAGTGCTGTCAGCAGGCTGTTAATCTGATGTGGCTGCACATCGATAGAAAAATTAATTGTCATGTCGTTGAAAATTAAATGGTTAATAAAATAAGGGTTGATTCGATCCCGGCAACCGCATCAAAGGGTTTGCCGGGTGTATTTCTTCGTCGCACCACGGTTTTCTCTACCACCACCGTAAGGATATGTGTTCTTATACAGGTGTCCGTTTTTATCGTCTTCGCCCTTCCAGTCGGGCTGTTATCCGCTCCTTTTCCGAGCGTCCTTAAAATGTCAAAGATCTTGTTGTTGTGTGAGGATGGTGCCGATCCATCTATTAAAGACACCCCCTCTCCGAATGGTACTAATAGTCTATCAATCTTTTGTTTAATAAGTGAGAGAAGGTTCCCTTGCTGGTGATATTATATTCACCCATCAATACTTTCATCGGGGTGCCGTTTTTATGCTTCTCCCTTATCTCCCTGACTATTTCTGCATTGTATTTTTGGTTTGCGGTTGCACATATCTCAACCCTTCTCCGCTCTGGAATATCCATCCAGTTGTCCATAGTTGATCCTATTGAGATATTGGCATAGCTATTGTTTTCTTTATTCCCGTCCAGATGCCTCGTGCATTCTGCGTTAACAGCATCATTTCCGTATTTTTGGTAAGATTGTAATCTGTGCACAAAAACACCTCTATTATTACCATCAGGTATTCTTATACTGAAATATAAATACCCTCCTTTATCTTTGCGAAGCTTCCTTTTCTTGCCTTTTGGAGAGAATACTTCACCTTTGTCAGTTACGATATATCCTCTTTTGTTCGCCTCAATAACTATTTGCATTACTTTACTAATCATATCTATATGACATTTATATGATCACGGTCGCTACCGTTGTACTTCTGGTTTCATCGAGTACGTAGTACCCTGTAATTTCCTTTCGTTCAACTCTCGGCTCTATATTAGTTCTCCAGTTGAGACCCCATGCCCGGCAGTGCCACAAGGCTTCTGCGAACGCTTTCTGTTGTCTGCTGATCCTGTCTACCATAGTGCATGTATGAATTGTTTGATGGCTATAATCGCCATGACGAAGAAGTATATCCCGATCGGGATAAGGATGGCGAACATCGCCTTTTCTGTTTTAGAGGTTTTCATGATCTTTTAATTTTTTTCTGGAAGTTATTCATGTGTCGTGCGAGTCTCTCCGCTCTCAAGTCTCTCCGCTTTTTGGGATTAGGGGCAGGAGCCTCGGACGCTTCCAGCAGCTCCCGCATAATCCCCTCCAGTTGACTTGCAAGGTCGATTAGTCTCTCACGAGTTATATTTGTCATAGCGCCTCCGCTGTTATGGTGATTTTCCGGTTCGCAAAATCGGCTTTGCACGAGTAGCGTTTTTTCGCCTCCGGCTCGAGAGAATTGAGCCGGTATGCTAACGCTTTGGCGACATCGATATCACGCGGATGGGCGACCTTGAACGTCTTCGACGTGCCCGGCATGATTGACCTGATATTCCTTGACGATACTTTCATGATTATTTGTTATTTTCCTTGTAAAGGTTTGGCGGTTAATAAAAATAGCGTTACTTTTGAGCCGATTGTACGTGTGTGAATTACGGCAAAAACCGTAACAGCTATTTTTATGCCCGCACTTTCTTTTGTTATTTCTTTTGCAAAGATGAGAATTATAATTCTAATAAGAAAATAAATAAGGTATAAAGTATGAATTAAAATTCTATTTAAATTGATTCTAAACAATGAAAACATTCAAATGCCTGTGTATCTGATAACGATCTTCGACCAAGCGCTGTCATGGCCCGCTCAAACATTACACTCAAATCGGTTTTACTTTCCTTGTCCTCGATGAAAAAATTCACCCCAACCGCTTTTGCGATGTTCAAAAAAACATCGAGCCTGGGGGTGTATCGGAGCGAGAAGATCCTACTCACATTCGACTCCTGATACCCGGTCACTTCCGCGATTTCACGCTGTGTAATTCCTTTTTCAGCAGCAATCTCCTTGAGGAGTTGAACTAATATTTGCCATTGATTTTTCATGTTCCGTGTTATAATTGTTCGTAGATGTATTTCCCGCAATATACCGTATTCCCCAGCCTGTCCGTACGGGATTCCAATACCTTATCCACCTTGCTGCTTGTAATAAGATAGTTACTGCCCTTTGCAAGCTTTCCGACGAATCGGGAGAGATCCGCATCCTCCCCGAGTTCGTGCATCTCCCCGATGGTAAGATCGGCCTCTTCGTAATTTTTCATTGCCGATTTTTTCACCATCCTCTTTCCTATGAAAAGGAATGAATTGGGGATGAAGGTTCTCCTCATTAGCCCCAACCTATATAGAACCTCGTCCCTTGAGGTGGTGTTGCCATCCAGCTGGTCGCCGAACTCTACGGCATTGTTAATGCGCCAGGAAAATCGAACCGTTACGTTCCTGCCATTTTCGCGGTTGGCATACCGGATGTACACAGTTTCAGATGTGTTGCTCTCTGTTACGGTCGATTGGATGGACGGAAATTCAGGGAAATCATACACGGTGTGTTCTACGTGATAGTTCCCACTTCCGATTAGGTTGTCGTTCCTGTCTGTAGTAGCTTTCATTTTTATGAGCCGCTGTTTTCCGTTGCCGCCGGAGTTTGAATTATTAAGTACTACAAAAATATATCAAATTTGATAATATTGCAAGTATTTTTATATGTTCTACAACATATTTTGCGATTTTAACATAATAAAAAACCGGGAATTTCTCCCCGGCTTAAAAACAACACAACTATAAGCACACTCCTACAATTTAATTCTTATGAATAGATAAACGACTATAATAAGAGCCAGAACGTTCAGCGCATTAAGTCTCCACCTCTGCCACTTCGTTAACTTGTTGACTTCTTTTACTACCTCTACCTTATAAGGTATAGAATCAACCCTTACGACGCTTACCGTGTCGATTTTAAACCGCTCTCTCCATCTTATCTTTTCATAATAGATTGTGTCGTTTTTCTTGTATATCTGAATAGTATCTCTGTTATATACGCTATCTACCCTCAGGCGTTCCTTATACTCGATTTTTACCTTTTCAACGGGTACGAGTACCGTTTTTGTCTTGCATCCGGTAAGCAGGAATACAACCAGAATAGCTAACAGGATCACCGTCCAAACAAGCCGTATTTTTTCACGTAATAATTTATTATCCATAATATTCTTTTCATGTGTCCTGTAATTCATTTTCACCGTTTAAGTGTACTTGTATCTCATCGAAATCAGCCTGCGAAATCTGCCCTTTCGATAGATAGTTAAGTGCGAAGATATTTACCTGTTCTTTTGTGAAAGAACCGTTGTCGTAACCGCTTTTAAGGTTTTCACTTACAAATTGTGCTATATCAAACATATCTTTTAGTTTTTAGATTATTGTTCCTCCTAATGCTATTATTGCATTTTTATTTTTTCTGATAAGAGCTAACTGCCATTGCATCACTTTCTGTGCGGGTATAGTTATTTTCCCCTCGAAATAATTAATGCCTAAAATGGCAAGAAGTAGTTCAAATTCAATTATTGTAGGCTCGTTTCCGGCTCCGAAGGTAGAGGTAAGATTTATACATTTAATGTTGTCAAAATAGAAATCAATCACTGAGACGCTAAATGCTCCACCACTAAATCTAATACCGCCACTTCGACCATTGACAATGAAAGAGTAATCATACCATACACCTACCTGCTGACCTTGATTTAAATTTTGAAGCGCTGTTTGGCTTGTGAATGAACCGTAATCGGTTATTCTTAATATAAATGTGCCGGGGTATGACGTAACGCTTTTCAACCTATACGATGCTGTTATATATAGTTTGTCTGTTGCATTGCAGATAATATTATGTGAGAAATAAGGGGCTGTATTATTAGCTGAAAAAAGAATAGATTTCGACCCAACACGATACACGTCATTAACTATCGTGCCGTATATATGGCTGTATATTCCATCCTCATAACTACCGTCAACGATAAGATTCTCTATCTTCACACTCACTTCGCCCGCTAATTGATCCAATTCGGTTTGATTCGCTTTGCTCGCAAGGTCGGACTGAATAGCTAACCTTGCCGTATCTGCCAATCCTGCGGCTGTGTTGGCTTCCCCTGCTTTTGTGTTTGCTGCTGTTGCGGCTAAATTCGCTTCATCCCGTGCCGTGTTGGCTTCGGTTGTGGCTGTTGCTGCCAACCCTGCTTTTTCGTTGGCAAGTATAGCAGCATTATTCGCATCATCTGTCGCTTGTTCTGCGTTGAGTATGGCTGTGGAAGTGTTGGTCTGTCGGTTCAGTTCCGCTTGTACCCGAAGTCCTTCGGCTGTTTCAACTGCCAATTCCACCTCTTGAATAGAAGAAATCGCATCTGTGGCAGGTTGCTGTAATTCAGCTTTCTGTTCGGGTGTGAGGTCGTCGTAGGTAAGCGGGTCACCCTTATCTCCCTTATCACCCTTGAAAGCAATAGCCATATCGCTCGTAACGGTGAACTCCGATGGGTCGTCAGCCTGTGCGGTGCTGTTCACGATAACAAAAGCATCCACATCAACGGCACACTTCCTGTCCTCGTCGATAAGTCCAATATCGGGAAGGATGTAATGAAATTCAGCCTTATACGTTCCAAGAATATTTGCAATTGTCGGAGTTACCTCTATTCTGACAACGTTTCCGGTAATATCATAATCGACACCCTCTAACAGTTCAACTCTCTTGCCCAGTACGGACAAATACAGGTGTTTTTCGAGCACGGATGAAAGATCTTCGGGAAGTCCGTTTCTTTCAATCTCCCATGCAAACACAAAATCGTTTCCTCTTCTTATTTTCTTCATAGATAGAACTTTTTATATTTTTCCGGCATATTATTCCTTAGTGCTGTTTTTATTTCATCTACCGTTATGTCTAAATCTTTATTGAGATCAAATATCTTGTTCTGTTTTGCAACGATGTCAGGTGTTATCACAAAATGTGTCTTGCCTATTGCCTTCGGATAGAAGACAGCCAAATAAACATCCACCCACGACTTCATCTTTCCCCTGTACGGTCTTAAATATGCCAGAACGTAATCTAACTGCTGAATGTTATTCATTCGCTTTAGAACGTCGGTAGTCGTTCCTAATGAGCGTGCCGTGGATGGCATGAACTGTATCAGTCCGGTTGCACCGCTTATCGGATTTACCGCCTGTGGATTTAGTCTGCTTTCAAACCACATAACAAACATCAACCAGTTTGACTCAATGCCTAATTCATTGGAAATGTTGTTTACCTTTTCGGTAAATTCTTCCCTGTTCTCTTTTATGTATTCCTCGAAATTCATGCCGTTTCCTTTTTATATGTTCCAATCGGTGGCCGCCTCAACTTGCAATCAGTGACAAAACAGATGTTGTTTTCCGCCATCTTGCGCTCTTTAATTTCATTATCAATTGTTTTCTGCATTCCGGTAATCTTTCGGTCATTCTCGCCAACCTTGAACTCCAACCCTTTCAACTTCTGATTAGCCTCTTCGAGTGCGGATTTATACCCGTCAATAAGTCCTTGCTGCTGCTCTATCAGCTTGTCCTTTCCATCTATGATCTTGTTAAACCTGTCCTGCTGCGAACCTATCAACTCCATCATTTTGTTCATCGCCTCGGTTGAGCTATCCACCACGTCTGCCTGTGAACTCGCCTTGTCCTCCTTTAGCTTGAATAACCACGAAACGCCACCTCCAGTAAGCATTCCGACTATTGCCGATATGATTATCTCCCAATTCATTGTGTTAAAAATTTTTCCATGCTATTTTATTTTTATACGCTTCCATCCATGCCGATCCTATAAACATCAACCACCTCTGCGCTGCCAATTTCTCGCATTTGAATCCGGTTTTTATAGAAACTGTACGCCATGCGAGCATTAAGAATCGGAATCCCGGCTGTCTTGATATAATCGATCAATTGAGACAGCTCATCCCTGCGTGATTGTCCGGTCGGCAGGTCATATTCGGCATAATGCGGATGAACTGTGAATATTAGCCATTCTCCACTAACAAGAGCACCGTCGACAAAATCCTTGCATTTCTGTAACGTCGAACCCGTTCCGCCTCCCCAGTTGTCAAAACTCCTGCGAACCAGTCTAAGCGGATTGATTGGCGGAATGTTGGCAGGATCGGTATCGCTTGAATAAAAGTCCGTATCGAAGTATTTTGCTATCCTTGTGTCAACTGCTGCGTTGACATCTCCGTAGGGTGCGACAAACGTTGAACATTCAACGCCTAGTTGATTGATGGCAAAACGGCTTTTCACTATTTCGGTCTCCGCCTCTGAAATGGTTAACTGTGTTAAATAAACATTGCTATACGTGTGACCTCCGATATCGTGCCCATCATTTTTCATCGCAATTATCTGGCTTGCACTAAGTGATCCGGCGGCATCAATTTTGTTTCCGATGATTGCAAAGGACGCTTTTACTTTTTTTTCATCTAATAGACTTATAAACCAGTCGTTTTTTGAAGAACCATCGTCCGAGATAAATGTAACGACAGGATACCTTTTCTTTACCGGGATTTCCAGCTTTTTAGACTCGAAAATCATGTTCTGCGTTGCTTTTGCCGACAGCGGATGCGTATCGGATAATGCCTGAAAATTTATCGGACTATTCGAGGGGGTTGCGGCATCGTGGAGGACAAAATAAATATTAGACGCAGGCGCAGCATACCCGTGCGAAACACGCATGAACAAATGTTCTGTAACCCTTACTATACCGGAGTAGGGAATTGTAGTTGCGGACAAAACCTGCTTGATGACCCCGTTCTTGTCCGCTAGAATTACCTTTGCGTTGCCTGTTATCTCAAACCTTGCCTGATAATACCCCGGCGGGATGTAGTACCACTTTTTCGAATAGTTCCAGTTTGTCGAATAGTCTATGCTTCCCGTTTCGCTGATAAATCCCTGTCCCCATATCTCTTTGTTTGACAGGATTGAGTTGGTTAATTCAGATATACGGTTCGAAGGCTGTACGTCCAAACCAATACCGAAATCCTTTGATATTTTTTCAGGCAGATAGTTGTATGACGGATTTTGAGGGACTATGGAAAGGGTTGTCACATCCGTTCGTTCTCTCGATATTTTTATGTACCTGGCATCGTCCGGTGCATTGTACGATAATCCCTGACCGCCACTATCGGCAGCGGTGATGGTTCCTATTAGTTGTTTTGAACCGTTATATATACAGTGAACAGCATTTCCTGAAAGTTTTGCGTTCACGACATTGACACCCGGCGATATTGGATAGAATTTTTTTGAATGAACCCATGTGTTTGATGCGATTATTAATCCAATTTCGTCTAAAAAACCGCTTAACCATATGTTGCTATCCGTAACAGGGGTTGAAGTTAATTCCGATATGATGTTACTTCCCTGATTATATTTTGACATCGATAGCCCGGCGGCGATCCTGCTTGTCGTGTTTGCCATTTCTGACGATAACGCACCAACAGCCTGAGCATCGCCGTTAAACACTTTGGCAACAGTGGTTATCACCGTTCCGTCAGAATACGAGGTGTAGCGTCTCGTCCACAGGTATTCACCCGCTGACATCGCCGGAACCGTGTCGCTAAATGTTGTCGGTGCGGTAACCGTGCTCGTGTTCTTTGCGAACTGATCCTTATCGACAAGTATTTTTGCATGTAATGACGCCTCCCATTCCGTTTTTGTCTTAACCGGGTTGTCCGTAGTCGTCTCGACATAAACCGAGTATGCGCTGTCGAATCGTGAGTTTTCTAACGTCGTTAATGATTGTTGAACTTTTCCGAAGTTGTCGTTCAGCTTTTCGGAAACGTCTCCGAAATTCCCCGAATTAGGTATTGTGTTTAAACTGTCCATTATGGTTTAATTTTTATTGTTCTTCCGTCTCTGTACCATTCACCGCTAACAAGTAGCGTGTCGGCCTGCGCATCCGTCATGCTCGGAATGCCGCCGTTTTGTATCTGCCCGTTCTTGCTGTATGTGATTTTTACCGGAACAGGATTGCCATCCGCATACTCGCTAAAGTAAACCCCATTAACCAAATCCAATGAAGCTACTGTTTTTAGTGTTCCATTTGCGTGATAGTCGTAAAATTGAACAGCACCCCATCCGCTGCCCTCTGAAAAGAAAATTTGTCCCGAAAGTCTGTTTTGGCTGTTTATCATCTCTAAAGACCTATTTTCAGGGTTTATAATAATCCTATTTCCCGAAACATTACTCTCAATCCTGCCTCTGAAGAACCCTCCCAAAGCGTAGATATATCCCCTGAAAAATCCATCCCCACCGTGGGTAAAAACGATCTTTGCCATTTCAGCCCATTCCTCTTCCGTGGGTTGATAATTCGGATTTGCGAGGAACTTCTGAACCGTCCTTATCGCCATCTCCATCGTTCCGCCAGCCCATACGGCAGGGTCGTTATCGTTGTTGTATATCCCGCTTATCCCTGCGTTTACCTTTTCCATCACGCCGTCCTTGTACTTGCCCAATTGTATCATTGAAGTCAGGATAAGACCGCCCAGAATATCGGTATCGTAGTTTTTTATAGCATCTGTTATTACATTGATTGCTTGTAACTGCGCAATGGCTTTCAGGTCGTCCTCTTCCGAATAGGAATAACTCACATCTGCGTTTCCCTCGGATAACATGATTTCGTAAATGTAGGCATCGTCAGACAGGGTTAGCGTGTACGCTCCCGAATTTGCCACCGTAATGTCGAACGAATATTTTTTATACTCCGAATCAATCGAAACGGGAACACTCTCGACCAGATCGACCGTGAGTGAATTACCCTTAGCCCAGAAACTTAATACAT